CAGTTTCTTTAAGACGGGACAGACCACCCGTACCGGGCAACCAACCAGTAAAACCACGAGCATTCCACAAGTGCATTACCTCATTGAACATGTGGGGGATAGGGTTAAGCATCATGTTTTTAACAATCTGATTGCTTAGCTTCATCCACATAGTGTTGTCCCAAACCTTAGCAAAATCTTCAATGATTGCTGCGGTCTTAGGATCAAAATGCCAGCCTCTTAACTGGGGTATCTTGTCAATGTTGTCAGGTATTTTCCAGCCTTTAGGCAAGTCTTTAAGGGGAGCATCAGGAGCATGACCAACAGCTTTAAACAAATCAGACTTAGTAAGATTGTTCATCAATTCCAAGTCACGAGACATCTTACGCAAGCCCATCAAAGCAACAGCTTGAGAAGCAAGAGAGTCTTTTAAGTACCTATAGGGAGCGTGCTTTTCAATGTCAGGTACTTTGCCATCAGCAACAACTGCTTGGCTTTTAATAACGCGTTTTTCAGCACCGAACTCTAAACCAGTTGATTTTTCATCGGGTACTTTTAGCTCAATAGAGCTACCTCGTTTTAATTCTAAGTCTTTAGAATGACCAATCATGGTCTTCTTACCATCTTTCCATTCCCAAATTGAAGTACCTTGTTTTACTTGAACTTTTTTCCAATTGCCTTTTTCGTCTTGATAAGAATATAGGGTGTCCTCTGGGTGCTTATGCAACTCAATAACACGATTTGTATCTTTTAAAACTGCCCCCTTAACATCTTTATCCCCAGTCCAAGTCTTTAAACCAAACACACTTCGTTCCATAGCTGAGTTAGCTTGGTCAGCCATCTTCTCACCCATAGGAGTCTTGTTAGCAAAAAACTCCCTAAGCATCTCACGCCAGTTATTAGTAACACCACCAAAGACACGGACACGAGATTGACCAGTAAGAAACTCATCTCCAATATCACCACCCATAGCCTTAATCTTTTTAACCAAAGCAGCCAACTCTTTATCACCAGCTTCATGCAAAGCTTTAGCTTCAGGAGGAAGCTCTTCACCACGCTCACGCATCAAGAACCAGTCTTCCAACTGTTTTTTAGTTACACCAGATTCTGTTGCTTTTTTGTACCAAGTAGTTAGTTCAGACCTATCCTTAGTTTCAAAGGTAGCTACTTTATGTAGTGCGTCATCTAGCCCTTGTTCGTTGTGTGGAACAGGAATAGAGCGCTCTGCTTGGCTCTTGTTGTAATCCTCTACAAATTTAAGAGCTTGGTCTTTACCAAACTTCTCTTGGATATTAGCTGCATGTTCATACATGGACTCTTTGTCAGGCATAGACCGAGGATCAACCTTGTCTATAGCTTCTACAACTTCAGGAGCTTCTTTAGACAAACCTTCTTTAAATACAGAAGGAGACATTAGACTGTCTCTGTCAGCACGTTTAGTAAATCCTCCCGAATGCTTAATCATAGACACACCCTTGTCCATGACTTCATCAAGAGCAGTCCTAGCACCTTCAGGAATACCAAGACCCAAACGAACTATTTCTTTAAAAGTACCCCATGCGTTATTAGCAACATTCTTAGGTTGTTGTCCAACAGGAATAGCTTTTAACAGGTTTTGAAACTCTTTGTTTGTAAATGCTTCAGCAACAAACTCGTGGACGTCATTAAACCCGTAGCTTGCATCACCGTGAGAAGCTTTGTATTTATCAAACAAAGCCTTCATTTGAATAGCAGCAGTGCTCTTTTCTTCAATAAGTAAACGCTGTGTACCAGCGTGCATACCTTCGTGAGCAAAGTCAGCTAGGTTTATGTCCTTACCTATTTCTACATGATGTTGTTCTCCACCCGTATATAAGCCAACTGCATCTTGTTTTTCAACACCCTGCTTGTCAATGTATTTAATGCGTTTGTTAGTAAAGCTTAAGCCAGCACTTCGAACAAACTCAGATTCATTAAGACCTTTAATTAACAAACGTTCAGCATAACTACCTAGACCTTTAACCGCTAATATGCGATCAAAGGCTTCACCCATATTGTTAGCACCCCATAAATGGTCATGCAACTCTTTCCAAGTAGGGGCAGACATGTCAGCAAACTTAACAGCAGGCATATCTGTTTTAAGCTTATCTTGTTGTGCTTTTAGTTCTGCTATTTGTTTGTCAGCCTCAACAACACGAGCATCATTCTGTTCTGCCATAGCAGTAGTAGCTTCTTTGTGAAGCTCTGTTATCTTTGTTTGAAGATCATCAATAGCAGTCTTGTGTTCTTTACGAGTAACAGGTTCTGTAGTACGAACACTTGGTGACGTAGAAACACCAGCGGCTGTCACCTCTTCCTCTGGTTTGAGTCTAAAGCGTTCGTCACCTGCCTTACGCATATCACCAGTGTGTAGACCACCACGTTCACCGGGAGGACTTTCAAGTACGTGATCTTCAGGAATCTGACCAGAACGTTTAGCTTGGTCAACAGCAGCTACCCGTTCATGAAACGCACCATTGGTGTCTAAGAAGCCTTCTTGCCAAGCAGGATCATTTTTAAGTTCAGCCTTCTTAACGGGGTCATGCTTAGGCCCCATTTTAATAAGCTCACCAGTTTCGGTGTTTATCATGGCAGCTTGTTCAAGAGGAGCTTTAGCAGCCTTGTCTTCTTTACGTTTGGCTATGATGGCATCAAGCTTAGCAGCATGTTCAGCTAAAACTTCAGGAGAAGAATCAGCAGGAGGACGATCTGGAATATCTGAAGGTTTAGGAGTTGGTGCAGCCTCTGGTCTTACACCGGGAATCTTTTTACCCAATTTATTTAGTTGTCCGGGTGCTGCAAAACCAGCTCCAAACTCCATAGCAGACTTAACTGGGTCTTGTTCTTCACCCATGACAGCACGAGTACCAGAACCCACGCCAGCTTGAATGGTTCCACCAACAGCACGTTGCCCAATGTTTTTAGCAGCAGTAGACATGAATGGCCCACCACTAGCTATTTGTCCTGCTAAAGCAGCGTACTCATGTTCTTTACGTCCAGCTTCACGAGTAGCGTGATCTACTCCAAGAGTCTTCATAAACTTTTGGGCTAATGGCCCCATAGACTCAAGTTCATCCATACCTTTCTCACCAAGGTACGACACACCAAAGCCAACAGCACCACCAGCAACAAGGCCAGCTACAGGAGCAGCAGGGCCAAGGAAAGGTGCAGTAGCAGCCGTAGCCATTTCACCTGCACCAATACCTGCAATGGTTGCAGGAGTAGCCATAACACCTTCTCTAAAGAAAGTTCCTACACCGCTAGTTTTTTCCGGAGTTTGTTTTTGAGAATAGTATTCAGAAAAAGGATCAGCTACATTTGGTTTGGGTTGAGGAGTGGCATCATTGCCCTTACTAGCATAGTAATCTGCAAAAGGATCAGAAGCCATTAGTCGTCCTAGTTATTTGTTAGCTTTAATTTGAGCCGTAAGTTCGTCTACTTTAGCTTGGTTCTTTTTATACCAAGACTCGTATTCAGGATTAGGAACATCTTTAGTGGTTACTCCAACACCAGTTTTAACACTAACTGTTTTGGGCGGTGCATCTTTTTCTAGCTTGTCTAGTTGTTGTTGAGCCTTGTAATACACCGCATAATCACGTTTAAATTTGGGGCTTTCTTTAGAAGCTTCAGCAGCTACAGGTGCGGAAGCACTACCCGGTTTTGTGTATAGCGTAGCACCCTTACCGGGAAGATCGTAGTACTGTCCAGACACAAGTTGAGACGGGTCTGATGGAGGTGCTAATGGAGACTCTTTAGTTCCCTTACCTTTGCTACTAGTAACATCTGGTTTAGCAACAGAAGCACCGTCTGGTTTATTAGGAACAGTTTCTACTTTAGCATTGGGTGCCGCACCTTTAGTCTGATCAACTTTAGGCTCATCTGTTGCATCTGGAGTAGCAGTTGAAATAAGTTCTTTTAAGATAGACTCTTTCATAGGGCCACTAGGAAGCAGTCTTGCAGCTCTCATAATTTGAGCGTTTCGATCTTCATCCAACTTCCTTACAGCAGTTGTTGCAGCATCTAATTTTGCAACTAGAGTTTTATCTGGAGTACCAAACCAACTTTTGGCTGCACTTAAATCTACAGATGCTTGTAGATCATCCATATTATTTTGAGCTCTATCAAGTCTACGCTGGTATGTGCGATCAATCTCTGCTTTAGACGAATCATACAACCGAAGTGTAGTAGCTTCTTCTTTAGTCTCTAGACCAATAGAACGAGCATTCAATTGACCTTGAATACGAGCATCAGCAATTCTTTCGTGAGAAGCAATGTTAGCAGCATGTATCCTTTCATTGCTCTGAATCTTTGCTTGAACTGCTTGACCACTAGAATTAAGCATGAGGTGTTCAAGTTGACTCTTTTGTAAAGCTGGATTACGCTCATCAAAGAATCCGGGTATCTGAGCTTCAATAGCTTTGTGTTGCTCAGGTGACATTCGTTCTAACAGAGCTTGTACTTGTTCTGGCTTAGCTTCTGCAATAGAAGCATACGCACCACCTATAGTGCGTAAGTTTGCATCGGCTGTTTTAGCATCTGTTAAAGCTTGTTTGTATGCAGCATCAGAAGACACCTTCATCATTTTTTCAGCACTAGTTGGGTCTGTACCCATTAATGCTGCTGCTAGTCCCTGTGCCTTGTCTGTTGCACTTTGATTTTTATGTCCAGGGTCTGCTTCATATTTAGCAATAATACTTTTTGTTTCTTTGTTTAATTCAATCCCTGAATCAGTGACAATATTATTAAGCTCTTTAGCTTTAAGATTAGCTTGGTCTTGTTGCATCTTAATAGCCATCTCTTGCGGAGCATACTGGGCTTTAAGACGATCTTGTTGGAGCTTAAGCTGTGTTTCTTCCGCAGCCGCAGCAGTCTCCTGTTGCACGTAAGGTGCAGCAGCCATGTTCTTTTGCATTTGCAATGCTGCTGTAGAACCAGCAGCCATGTCTGACATCATGTAAGCCATAGTATTAACCCTCCCCCCAAAGTAACGGGTCAAGTGCTTGTTGTGTAGGAATTAAACTAGGCATCTGTTGCGATGCTGCTTGCACTGAACTATCAGAGTAGTCGGAGTAGTTGCTTTTACCACCAAACAAGTTACTAATACCACTGATACCTTGACCAAAAGCACCTATACCTTGCATCACAGCTTGTTGTTGTTGGGCTTGTAATCTAGCAGCAAGGTCTGCTCCACCCAAAGGATTAGCACTAGCACCAGAGCCTGTAGAAAGACGATTGAGATAGTCGTTCATAAAACCCGAGTAGCCTTGTTGTCCAATCTTTTGGAGAGCAGCAGATTCACCCCCCGAGTACAGTTGTCCAGCCCCCGCAGCAGACCTCTGAGAAGCTTGCATAGCAGGTTGCATAACACCAGTTTGAAACTGAGTGAATCCCGGCATAGCTTCAATGTTAGTAGCTCCACCAGGTTGTAAAGCACCTGCATACTGAGCAGCTAATCCAGCACGGTATTGACTAAAGGGATCACCGGGAGTAGAGCTACCTCCACCACCTCCGCTAGTAAGAGCATTGATACCACCAGCAATGTTTAAAGCACTGCTAATGTCTTGTCCCCAACCACCACCACTGCCGGTTGTTGCCATATCACCACCCATATTAAATTGAGTTTGATTTCCACTAATGTCGGAGCTTGTTCCACTAAATAGTGACCCAGCTAGTCTGCCAACTATGGAACCAACAGGGCCAAAGAACCCACCTAGTACTCCACCTACAGTGCTTCCTATGCCGCTATAGTTAGTTGTTTGTGGGTTAGTTCCAGTTACTCCGGGGTCTGTACCCACACCGCCAAAACCACTGTAACCTCCTCTACCATTATTGCCTCCATCGAGACCACCCATGCCTTGACTACCGCCACCAGCACCTTCTCCACCACCACCCATTCCATCTGGCATATAGTTCTCCTAATTAACGCCTATAGCGTCCACCACCAACTTGTTGTTCTTGATCCATCTCACCTATTCTGAAATCAATTTCAGCAGCATCTAGGCGAAGTGGTACGTTACTAGTACAAAGGAATTCCCAAGCTCTACGACGATCAGAGCCACTTAGGTATACCTGTGAACGGGAAGCATTAAGGTCTACAGACCTGTAGCTAGACCAAGAGTTGTAGTCATCACCACTATGGCGTATCTGCATAGTGCCTGCAACCTTGTCACCAATAATCTCTAGCCTACCGTAGAATTTACGTTTGGTAGTACCATTATCCATGATGTCCGTAACTGTACGGCAATAGATAGGTTGTCCGTTATCTTGATACGCATTGACATTGAAGTAATACAAATCAGCAGTGTCATCATCCAACACATAGGGCACACTAAGTACTTCAGCATAAAAGCTAGGACGAAAGTAAGACTCTACATACGTACCGGGATTAGGTTGGTCATTAGATGCCATAGCGTACTGTGTCCATTGGTACCACATCTTTTCATCCAGATCAAACACTAGGGTTTGATTAGTATTGTGAAGGGTTAGTACATAGAGAGTGTGGCCATTAAACTTATAGCAGTAAGCAGTTACTTTACTCATGTCATCTGCTTCTAGATGTCTGTCAATATTATCTGTAGAGATTTTAACAGGGCTAACACCATCCATAAGGTATACGCTTCGACCGTGTGTCTTAGTAGTACCTACCCACAGCACAGTATTGTTATTAGCAACAATGCTGTCTCCATTAGCACAACCTACTTCAGAGGTATAACTTTGTGCTACAGACAAAGGAGAACCAACAGCATTAGCATTGTCGTAAAACAATTGCAAGCTAGTCTTACCCATAGCTACAAGGTAGTTTAAGTGCTTAACAATGCCTACTAGAGTATCTGTAGTCTGTTCAAACGTGAGATAGTTTATAGCACTCCAAGACGTAGGATCACCTAAGTTAGAGTTATATATACGGTTAAGACTTGTACCAATAAATACGTAATTGTCTAGGAACACAGCACCTGATACATAAGGGCCAGTGGGAAACGAACAAAGATTAGGTGTCAATACACCACTAGAACCATTGTCAGCAAAAGTAATAGTGCCTGACACAGCCCCAGTGTTAATCGTATCTAGAGTTACAGTAGTACTAGCTACGTTAGTTACCTTAGCATTGGGAGCTATGCCTGTCCCAGTCACACCCATACCAGTGTAAATACCTGTAGCACTAGATACTACTATGGTAAAGAACCCTGTAGCACCTGTAGCTGTAGGAGTTACCGTAGCAGGCTTAACAATAGTACAAGTAGGAGCAGAGCCTAGTCCACTACCAGCGTTAGTAACTAGTACAGAAGTAATGTACCCACCAGTAACAGTTGGGGTAGCTGCAACAGTACCAGCAGAAAAGGTTAGGGTAATCCCTGTACTGTAGTTTACACCTTCGTTGTCAATGCTAATGCTTACAACCTTGTCGTTAGTAATAGCACCAAAGGAAGAGTTAGACTTCTTGTAAAGATACCCATTGATCTTGTTGTGCAAGAACAGGTACGCATCTAAGAAGGTTCTAACAAAATAACTTTGACTAGTAGATGCTGAAGTAGTACCTACCGTAGTTGTGGCATAAGTACTTGGACTAGTTTGGTACACCGTGTTATTAATAACAGATACAAGTTTGTCATTGAAGCTTGCTAGTCCTTGGCTAGGTGTACTAGCAGGGGGTGTAATGGGTAACACTTGTGCAGCAAAGGTTAATCCCGGACGCTTAACAAACTCTCGTTTTTGATCCCGTGTTTCAAACACACAGTTAGCAGAGTAGGAGTCTTTAGCAAAGGTGCCGTTACGGCTCTCAATGGGCTGTGTAAGGGGTATACGTTCAGTAGCCATGCTTACCCCCTGTAAGCAGTGCTGCCAGTAGAACGGAAGTCAGGGCTAAAGAACGTACTAGAAGACTCAACATCCCAATCAGACAACAAAGCTTTGTAAGCACCAGCACGTTGACCAATCTCTTGTCGAGAGTTCATGGGTACACCGTACTCAAGAGCTAGTTGATCTGCAAGATTCCACACTAAACAATTCATCCACTCGTTAGGAAAGTCAGGTACGTCTAGAGCAGAACCAAGATCATCCAAAGGAAGCTGAACAACAATGTGCAGTTGAATATTAGTTTGAGCATTAGCATCAGGTGTTAAGTACACATACAACAAGCCATTAAGTTTCTTAACATCATAGAAGATAGTGTTAGCTGTACCAGTAGAGTACTTAGAGCCTAAGATGTTGTACTCCTGTTTAGACACAACCATCACTGGCGTATCAATATACGGAGTAGTCTGCAAATTACGGTAGAAGCCTTGAATAACTTTTAAGGGTCGATCAGTAATAGCTACCGTAGGAGCTTGGGTGTCATACATTAACGTAGAGCTAGACCCACCTAGGGTGTAGCTAGTTTGACCACTGGTAAGTGGAATAACAAGTTCAGAGTTTTTCCACAGACGTAGACCTTCTGTACTTAATTGTTTAATCAAAAGATTCAAAGACATTGCTGCATTAGCAATAGTGTCTGGGCTAGGTACATCCCCAATCTCAAGAACTCCCAACTTACGAAGAGCTAGAGAAATAATTTGATCACGATCAACGCTGTAGGTGCTGCTCATTGTTTATCCAATATTTAATAGTTGATCTTAGAGAACACTGACCCTAGCACAACCTGCTGTAGCGTAACCTGCACTTGCAACTATGTGCCTAGCACTACAGTAGTGGTATGTCAGGGGTGGTTCTGGTGGGATAGTTACTGCCTCACCCGGATAAGGATTACCAGCTACAGAACACCCAGAGATAGCATAGTCAGTAACACAACTGTTGCCCTCAAACGTACACTCTGGAAACACATGGTTGTTTATATCCGCAGCAGCACAGTCTGCTGTGCCATAGTCTGCCATACCTTGAGAGGTAATAGGGGTACAAACAAGTGCAAATGTATCCGCTGACTCTGACCTAGTATAAGGCGGTGCTTGTATATCTGCTACACCATGTACAAAGTCTTGAGGCTGTCTAGGCTCCCAATCCCCACTGCACACCATGAGCCCATCCCAACGCATCTGAAGCTCATGAGATTTAAACTCACGACCACACTCGTCACAGATGACTTTCCAAGAACCAGAATCGTATCTTGGTTTATATGACATGCTTAACTCACAAACTCTACAAGAGCACCAAGGGGAACACTTGAACTAAATGTAATAGAGTTAGTAGTAGTCTCTGTGTAGCTGTAGCTAACAGCTTGTTTAAGGCCGTTGATGTACACATTCAAAGTGTTAGAGCCAATAACAAAGTAGAACGGAGTTGTAAATACAGTTTGACCAGACGTAGCTATTGTCACACCCTGTTGTATAGGCGCACCATACACAACGTTGTTTACATCATTAAGCCATGATGCAACTATCGGAGTAGTGCCATCTATGAAGTAAGTATCTGCCATAATTTATTTCCAATCTTAGACGTAGCTGGGATACCACTTAGTAGTTCCAGAGTCGTAGGTCATTGTCAAGGCTTTGTTGACAACGGCTGTACCAGCAAGAGCAATGTTTCCAGCAGCAGTCCAAGTAAAGGTACCTGTAGGAATCAAAGTGACAGAACCACCAGCTCCCGTAAAGTTAATAGGAACAGTAATGGTAACTACAGCAGTAGTACCACTAACAAACGTAATAGCTTTTGTAGGAGTAATTGTAGTAGCACTTGGAAGAGTAGTAGCTGCTGCATTAGTTCCAATTAGATCAATTACTCGCAGAGTATCTACTCGCAAAGCCCCATTAAATGTTGCATCAGCACTATTCCAATAGGCTCGCACATTGCCATCACCATCACTTAGAACTACGTAGTTGCTACCAGTCTGAGAAATGGGAGCCAATGCTCCAGGATAACCTCCGATGATCACATTCTTGGAGCCGGTTGTCATACCAGAACCAGCGTTGTTACCGATGGCGGTATTCTTTTCACCTGTTCCGTTTTGAAGTGCAGATGATCCTATTGCCGTGTTGAAGCTGCTGGCGGTATTAGACCTATTGGTTGCATACCCTACACCAACATTACCTAAGCCAGTAGTATTAGCTTGCAATGAGTTATACCCAAAGCCACAGTTATATGAGCCAGTAGTGTTTACAAAAAGAGCATGACGACCTACTACCGTGTTTGTTGCTACTGCTCCAGTACCTAGACCCACTGTTACACCATTGACAGTTACGTCTGTAGCAGAGCCAGTGTAAACAAGATCATTGACATCGTTAAGCCAATCAGCCTCAATGACTGTGCCTAGGATAAAGTTAGTGTCTGCCATAGTATGTTCCGTCCATAACAATTTACTTGTCTTGTTTGTTGTCGAGCTTGTCAAGAATCTTATCTAGCATGGCTTTGACATCACGCATGTCTTCACGATAGTCATCACGACCAACGTAAGTCTTTGGTAAGTCTTCACGTAGTTTACCTAGGTCAGCTTTAAGTTCTTTAACTGCTGCCCATAGTTCTCTTGCAAACCATCCAACAACAGACATAGCAACACCAAGGATTACATTAAGAAGTTGTTGGTATTCCATGATTGTCCTTATATCATTTCTTCTGGGTTTGCAGGCTCATGATTAATCCGTTCCGCCTAGGGCTTCAACGTCCTGCACCTGAGCGGTGTCAGCCGCCAGCGCGTCCTTGAGTAGTTTCAGGAACGAGTCCTTGCCCACTTGGAGTTGCTGCAACTGAAACTGCGTCGAGCCGATCTTGCGATCCAAGTCGATGGTGTGGTTCAGCAGGAGAATCTGGTTCTCGGTGAAGGTGTTTGCGTTGAACTCAGTTCCGTCGATAGTTACGATTTGGGGCTTTTTGTTTTCCATTTCGTGTTCCTTTCAATGTGCTGCCAAGAGCGGGTGGCAGCGTCCCGTTAACTTATGCCGCCCAAGGCAGGCCGGATTCCTGCACCGGGTTCTTGAGCGCGTCAATCTGGCCTTGCAGGCTGGCTTCCACGGTGTCTTTGCCCAAGGTTTCCTGCACCCAGCCCACCACAACGGCTTGCGTCAGGTCGTCGTAGGGGATGTACGTCTCGCCGGGGGTTTGAGTGTAGCTGGTGGTGCCGTAGGTGCTGGCTTGGTAAGTGTCGTCGGTGGCACTCACGTTGTAATGCACGGTGACAACAAAGCCGTCAGAGGTGAGGCGTTCCATTTGTACGATTTGCCAGTTGAAGGTAGTCATATTTTAAGCCTCATTAGTTGGGGGAACGTAGGGTTGGGGCGATGGCTGGCTCCAAGCGTAGGCGGCAATGTCGGCGTAGTACGCCTCATTTAGCACCGTGGATGCTTGTGGGTCGTTGGGGTTCAAGATGCAACGCCAGTAGGACTGTGAAATCACAACCCCATCCTTCAAGATCTCTGTCGTTTTGCGCACATTGATGACGCCATTTGGTTGGATGTAAAATTGTGATATAAAAACTCGTTCTTCAAAAGCCATGATTTTCTCCATTAGGTAGAAGTGATGAATGTTCCGGAAAAAGTAAACGTACCAGAGGAACCCCAACTACTTGAGGCTGACCAGAAGATAGTGTTGATATTACTCACACGAAGCAGCAACTCATTGTTTACGTAGGGTATCAAAGATAAGTCTGTATAAGAGTTCACGCCAGATGTTCCATTGATAATGGCCGTAAATATGACTCCTATCGGCGTCTGCAACGGCGTAAAAGGAAGGGTAACTCGGGTGATTGTTCCGCTACCCGCCGCAGAATAGTTGATGTTTGCGTTTACCGTAACGGTATTGCCAATTTTGGTGTACCTACAGGTCTGCGTTGTGAGCGTATAGTTTGTGCCGCCTTCTGTTGGCATTACTGCCGTCCAAGTCCCCTCCTCATAGTCATCCAGCGTGTTGGCGTCATTGGCAGCAACCTCAGTAGCTGGGAAGGTAATGCCCGATTTGAGTTGTAAAACCCCGCCGTTTGCGTTGGCGCTTGTAACCCCCACCAGCAAATTCCCACTGGCGTCGATGGTGGCCCGGTTGATCCCCGAGGTGCTAAAGACAATAGGGTATGCCCCGCCTTGGAACAGGTTTAGAGCGTAGGCGCTACTAAGGCCGCCAGTACTGTTGTCAATTCCAACGTATGCTGTACCACCCGTGTTGACCAATTGAATCAAGCTGCTGTTCGTACCTGTTGTTGCGGTTTGGCGAATGCGGGGGGCCACAGCGGAAATATCAAGGCTGAACGCTGGGCCACTCGTCCCAATGCCCAAATTCCCACTATTGTCCAGCGTCATTGCTTGGGTGAACGTGATGGCGTCGCCTGCTGTGCCGGAGGGGGCGATGAACCATGCGTGAGAGCCAAGAGCGACTCGGTATACCGCCGCA